CGTAGAGCCCATGCGCAGCGCGTGGACCCCGCACACCAAGACCGATCGTGGGACGATCTGGCGCCTCACTGGCCCCGGCGGCGCGCCCGTGCTCGACGAGCACGGCGAGCCGATCTTCAAGCACGTCATCGACGGCCCCCGTGCTCCGGTGGAAGCGGCTGCTGTGCCCAGCCCCCGGCGTCGTCCTCCCTGGGGGCAGGCGGCGCTCGTAGCCGGTGCTGTCGTCCTCGTCCACGACCTCGTGAAGGCCGTGCTCTAGTGGGCCTACAGGTCCCGTTCGGCGCGCTCAGCTCGGACCCTGCGCGAGCACTGCAAGAGATCGAGCGCAACACGGCCGAGCTCGTCCGCTACGTCAACGCGACGGCTTCGCTCGACGACGCTCGCCTCGACGCGCTCGAAGCTGACGTCAGCACACTCCAGACGGACCTCGCAGCAGCTGAAGCTTCGATCGCCGGGCTGTTCGTCTCCGTGCTCACGCTGCAAGACGAGATGACCGCGTTCACTGGGGCGACCGGCGCGCTCGCCGACTACACCCCGACGTCGCCGGGCAGCTACACGACCTGGGACACGATCACCGTCACGAACCCGGACCCGACGGCCAACATGAACGTCTACGCCTCCGTCGTCGGCTACGCCGAGAACCTCGTGGTGCTCGCCACTGGCGTCGCTTTCGACGCCGCACTTCAGGTCTCCACCGACGGCGGCAGCAGCTGGACGACGGTCTCGAACGTCTTCGGCAGTACCACGTTCCTCACCGACCGCTGCCCCCTCGCGCTCACAGGCGCCCGGATCAACGTCAACCCGTCCGGCTCGATCCAGCTGCGCGCTCGCGTCCAGCACACTGGGACGAGCGGGCAGATGGCGTTCAAGGGCGGCACTGGCACCATCATCTGCACCCGAACCTAGGAGACGACATGGACATTCTGACCGCCGCCCAGTGGGGCCGCACCCTCTTCCCCGGGGCCTCGCTCGTACCTCTGGAGCACCCGGCCACCTACTGGGTCATCCACCACACCGCCGGGAGCACGTCCCGCACGCTCGCGGACGAGCTCCGCATGGTCAACGCCGACGCCCTCGAAGAGCGCAAGACCTGCATCGACTACAACTTCGCCGTCACCCGCGACGGCGAGATCGGCGAGGGCCGCGGCTGGGGCGTCGTCGGCGCGCACACCGGCGCCGAGGTGGCCACTGGCCTTCCCCGCGAGGGCGAGTCGTACAACGAGTGCGCCCACGCGATCGTATTCATCGGCAACTACGACGAGATCGACCCGACGCTCGTCCAGCTCGAAGCCGCCGCGTGGCTGATGGCCGAGGGCGTCCGGCTCGGGCACGTCGTGCCGACCTTCATCACCAAGGGCCACCGGGACACGAAGCCCACCGCCTGCCCTGGGGGTAGGCTCTACCCGCACCTGGACAACCTGCACCGTGCAGCGCTGGACAACCTGACCGAGGAGAACGACATGCCCCTGAGCAAGCACGACCTGGACGAGATCAAGCGGATCGTCGACGAGCTGCTCGAAGACCGGATCGGCGAGTGCGGCACGGACTCTCGCGGCAAGCCGATCAAGCGCTCCGTGGTCAACGCCATCAAGAAGTGGGTCAAGTAGCAGGGTCCCATGCAGACCACCGACGCCCGCCAACGGCTGCGGACGCTCGGGCAGTACGACCTCGGCGCCTGGGTCGAGGCCGCCACCGGTAACGAGCTGTGGTCCAAGCAGCGCGAGATCGCCAGCGGCCTGTCGGTCCACCGAGCCCGCCTGGCCGTGCCCTCGTGCAACGCCTCCGGCAAGACCTTCCTCGCCGCCCGCCTGGCGCTGGCGTTCTATGACGTCTACACGCCGGGCACCCCGTGCCTGAAGTGCGACCCCGATGGGACGAAGGGAGGATGCCGCGGGAGCAAAGTCCTCACAACCTCATCAAAGGAGACACACCTCAAGGACAACCTGTGGGGTGAGATCCGCATGACGATCGCCGCGCTGAAGCAGCGCGGCATCGAGATGCCAGGCACCCTGCCGCCAGAGGCGACCTTCCTGCTCGACAACCACGGCAACCACTTCCTCCGCGGCCAGGTGGCGACCAAGGAGGAGGGCTTCCAGGGCTACCACGCGGCGCACAAGCTCATCATCGGCGACGAGGCGACCTCGGTGGGCGAGGACGTGGCCCGCGGCATCACGTCGCTCATGGCGACAGCCGACACCCGGCTCCTCCTGATCTTCAACCCGACGACGCCGGACACCTACGCAGCGCAGATGACCCGGTCAGAGCGCGTGCAGACCATCAAGATCACCGCGTTCGACACGCCGCACTTCACCGGCGAGCACGTCCCCGACGGCTCCAACCTGACCACGCCGGAGTTCCTCGAAGACCTGAAGGCCCAGGGCATGGGCCCAGGCTCCTACGAGTGGACGACCCGTGTCCAGGCCGACTTCTGGACCCTCGGCGACGACGTGCTCATCCCTGAGCCCTGGGTCGACCGGGCGATCGAGGCCGCCGGTGACGAGTTCTCCGGCCAGGTGGCCCTCGGCGTCGACCTCGCATCGTACGGCTCCAACGAGAGCACCATCGCCGTCCGCCGCGGTGACACGCTGTCCAGCGTGACCGCCTACCCCGCCGGGCGGACCGACCACTTCATCATCGGCCCTGACGGCTTCGGCGGAGCTCCCGGCCCAGTGCGGCGCGCCGTCATGGACAACGGCCCGTGGCTCCTCATCTTCGACGCCGACGGTGTCGGCGCCGGTGCGGTCGGTGACTTCGACCGCCTGCACAAGTGGGCCGTGAAGAACGGCTACATGAAGCAGGGGAGCACGGTCATCGGCTTCCGCGGCGCCAAGAAGATCATGGACGCCTACCACAACGCCCGGTCGGCGTGGTGGTGGAGCCTGCGCAAGCGCTTCGAGCGCCCCGGCGGCATCTACCTGCGTGCCGCCGACGCGCTGCTCCGCAAGCAGCTCAGCCAGCTCACCTACAAGATCACCCCCGCGGGCGCGGTCCGGGTCGAGACCAAGGACGAGATGCGCAGCCGCGGCCTCCAGTCCCCCGACCGAGCCGACGCTGTGATGTACGCCTTCGCGTTCTCCGAGGATCTGCCCGACCCCAACATGGCTGTGGCCCAGTACGTCGTCTCCGAGGGCTACGTTGGTGACCACAGCGAGGCCGCGATGTGGGGCCGAATGGCGGAACACGCAACACCCAAGGACACCGATGCCGTGTTCGGCATCCCCGACGAGCTATGAGGTAGACGGATGGGAACCCACGGCATGTTCCGGCGCACGCTTCCCGGTGCGGTCAACGCGAAAGGGGCCTGCTACATCTACGGCAGCGCCGACGAGGGGATCGACACCAGTGTCTTCATCGAGGGCGAGGGCGTGCTGTTCATCGGCCGCGTCGCGCTGGAGGAGATGGCTGCGGTCATGGGCTACACCCTCCACGAGGAGGCCCGGACGGTCCAGCTGGAAGAGGACAACGCCTTCCTCCAGCACCGGATCGACGAGCTCGAAGAGCAAGTCGCAGCCCTCGAAGCCGACCTGGAGACGTTCGGCCGGGCGATCGCACAGGCCGCCCGGGTGAAGGCGGCCGACGCGTGATCGCCCTCTACGCGGTCATCGCCGTCGCGTTTGCGGTCACCGTGGGGATCGCCGTGGCGGACTACCACCGGGCCGAGCTCTACAGCCAGGCGCTGACCGAGGCGAAGGCCGAGAACGAGCGCCTGCGCGACCGGTTCATGGCCTACTCGCTCAGCGAGTACCGGCTGGGCCAGCAGCCGAACGGCAGCGACCCCATCATGCTGCCCGAGGCCCCGTACTCGACGTTCGACTCCGACCCGTTCGGGCTGTACGTCGAGCCCACGCCGGACCCCGAGTAGCCTGGCCTGATGGCACGCAAGCAGAGCTACGCGGTCCCGAAGGACCCCGACGAGCTGACCTCCTGGCTGAACGAGAAGCTGGAGAAGTCCCGCGCGCCGATCCCCGAGTTCCAGACCAAGCTGAACCTGTCCTTCGTGCTCGGCCACCAGTGGCTGGTCTGGGACAACAACAAGCGGCAGCTGCGGCGTCCGGCGGCCCGGTCCGACGGGCCCAACGCGCCGGTGCGTATCACCGTCAACAAGATCGGCGGCATCGTCGAGCGCGCGGTGGCGAAGCTGGTCAAGAACGCCCCGATCCCCGAGTGCCGCCCGGTGTCCGACGACGACCAGGACGTGAGCGCAGCGCGCGTCGGCACGCGCATCCTCTCGCACGAGCTGGACCGACTCCACTGGCGGAAGTACCTGACGGACTTCCTGTTCTGGCCGGTCTCTACCGGCTGGGCCTACTCCTACATCTACTGGGACCCGACCGCCGGGCCGGTCGTCGCCACGAGCGAGGACGGCAAGCCGGTCCACGAGGGCGACGTCTGCATCGAGACCGTCCCCGGCCACGAGCTCGCCGTCGACCCGAGCGCCCGCGAATGGCACAGCGCCAAGTACGCGATCCGCACCGTGTCGATGACCCGCGAGGCCGTCTGGGAGAAGTGGGGCCTCGACGTCGACGCCGGGACCGAGCCTGCGCGCCCGCTCCTGCAGGAAGTGCTCGCGCTCGCCTCGCACGACTACAACAACAACAACGCTGGCGAGTGGGTCAGTGTGCACCAGCTCTGGATGAAGCCCTGCCGCGCGGCCAAGGACGGCATGGTCGTCACCTGGACCGGCACGACGATCATCGAGAAGCCCAAGCCGTTCCCGTACGAGCACGGCGACCTGCCGTTCGTGCCGATGGACTGGCTGCCCGGCATCGGCACTCGTGAAGGACGCACCTGGGTCACCGACCTCGTGCCGATGCAGGCCGACTACAACGACGCGCGCTCGCGCGAGGCGACGATCCGCCGCCAGCTGACCCCGAAGATCCTGGCGCCGGTCGGCTCGATCGACCCGCAGCGCGTGACGTCGCGCGTCGAGGTGGTCCCCTACATCCCGACCGCTGGCGAGCCCAAGATGTTCATGCCCGACAGCGGCTGGATGAACCAGTACGAGGCTGGCATGAACCGGACCGAGGGCGAGATGGGTACGCGCGCTGGCATCAGCGAAGCGTCCCAGGGGCAGGCGAGCGCGTCGACTCCGGCGGCCGCCATCCTCGCCCTGCAGGAGGCCGACGACACCAAGCTCGCGATCACGGCCACCCAACTGGCCGACTACACCACCGGCGTTGGCCGCCACATCCTGCTCCTCGCCCGGCAATACTGGGACGAGCAGCGCACGGTGCGGGTGTACTCCGAGGAGAACGTGCTCGACGCGTTCCGCTACACCGGTGCCGACATCCAAGACCGGCTCGACGTGCACGTCACGCCGGAGAGCGCCCTGCCGCGCTCCAAGTCGGCCCGCGTACAGCTCATCCTCGAACTGCACGCCCGTGGCCTGATCCAGAACGCGCAGGACGTGATCCGCATGCTCGACATCCCGGGCACCGACTTCATCGTCCGACAGTTCGACCTGGACACGCGCAAGCAGCACCGCGAGATCAGCAAGATCCTCCAGAGCGACGAGGACCCGCAGGTCGCGCCGTGGGACAACCACCTCGTGCACATCGAGGCAATCAACGGTTTCCGCAAAACCGTGGATTACGAGAAGCTGCCCGTGGAGACGCGTGCGCGCGTCGACGCGCACGCGGCCGTCCACGAAGGGCTCGTGCTCCAGCAGCTCGGCGTCCCACTCCCGACACCGGCGCCGTTCGACCCGAACGCCCGCGAGGCGGCCGACGCTGTCACCGCCGGTGGCCGCGGCGGCCCGGGCGGCTACCTGCTCGACCCGCTCACCGGCAAGCCGCCGGACCCGCTCCAGGTCGCGTCAGGGCAGGCGCCCTCGCCGGTCACCGACGACGGGATCTACAACCAGGCGGGCATCGGCCAGGGAGCAGGCTCCCCTGGCCGCGTCCCCGGCATCCCGGCTGACAACCAAGCCGCAAGCATGGGCCGATAGAGTCGTCCCACAACGCCAACCGGAAGGAACCGTCATGTTCAAGCCCTTCATCGCCTTCGCCGACGACGAAGCGCTCGCAGCCGAGGCTCCCGCGGAAGCGTCCGGCAGCGGCGACTACATCGCCGACACGCTGGCCGAGGCAGCAGCCGCGGACGCAGCCCAGGCCACGCCGGTCGAGCCCGAGCCGGTTGCCGACCCCTACGCCGACTTCGGCGGACGCCAGCAGGTCGAGGACGCTGTCGCCCTGTCGCGTGCGCTGAGCACCGAGGCTGGCGTGCGCGCGATGGCCGTCGAGACGCTGAAGGCGCTCGGCCTGTCGCCCGCTCAGATCGAGGCAACCCTGTCAGGGGAGCAGGCTCCGAGCGGAGCGCCGCAGGAGCCTGCTCCCGACCCGGTCTTCGGCGACCTTGCCGACGAGGACGTGGTCACCGTGGCCGACGTCAAGCGGCTGCTGGAGCAGGTCAAGCAGGAGGTCAAGCAGCCGTGGGAGCAGGCGGCCGAGGCTCAGCGGCAGCAGGCGGCCGGGACGGCCGTCGACAGCACCCTGGCCGAGCTCGGCGTCAGCGACCCCGACACGGCCCAGCTGGTCCTGCTCGAAGCCTCGCGCATCCTGCCCCGGGACGAGTGGGACCCGACGCGGATCGCCGAGGCCGTCCGCCAGGGTCACGCACAGCTCGTGGTCAAGCTGGAGAAGGCCCGCGAGAACTACGTCAAGGGCAAGGTCGAGAAGGCCGACGCGCTGCCGACGCACATCGGCGACACGAGCGGGAGCTCCGGCGGATCGCCACTGCCGGAGCCCAAGGATCTGCAAGAGGCGTTCGCCCGCGTGCGCGCCGAGATGCGCCAGGCTGGCTAACACAACCTGACGTGGACTGGGCGCTATACTGCGCACCATGCCCCAGAACCTCACGGACTTCTACAACGCGCTGAAGAACACCTACGGCCCCGGCCTGCGGAACGCGATCAACGGCAGCAACCCGATCCTGACCGAGGCCGTGACCGACAAGGAGAGCGTCTCCGGTCGCAAGGCGATCTGGAGCATCCACTCCGGGCGCTCGACGTCGACCAGCGCGCGCGCCGAAGGCGGGACGCTGCACGCGGCGGACCGGCAGCGCTACCTCGCGCCCGAGGAGTCGCTGAAGTACATCTACCACACCATCAAGGTGTCGGGTCAGGCGAAGCACCTCACCCAGAACGACTCCGGTGCGTTCACCCGCGCGCTGGAGTCGGAGCTCCGCGGTGCCGAGAAGGACGTCAAGAACGACCTCGCTCGGCAGATCGTCGGCCAGAAGCTGGCAGGCGGCGACAGCGTGCTCTACTCCGGCGTCATCGGCTCGCTGTCGGCGGACCCGGGCACCGGCACGACCCTGACGCTTGCCAACGAGGCAGAGTCGATCATGCGCCACTTCTTCGTGGGCATGGTCATCCAGGCCGTCGACGGCACGGCCAACCCGCCCGCCGTGCGCTCGGGCGGCCCGTACACCATCTCGGCGATCAGCAAGTCGGCCCGCACGCTCACCATCTCGGCTGCCGCCGACGCGTCGCTCGCGTCGGGCGACTGGATCGTTCGCGCAGGTGCGGCCGCGATCGGCGAGACCAACCTCGGCGCTGAGATCAACGGTCTCCGCCACCTCGTCAGCACCCAGACCTACGCGGGCATCAACCCGTCGACCAACCCGGTCTGGGGCGCCCTGTCCGCAGGGTCGAGCTCGACCGGCATCAGCGAGGTCGTCATCGACGAGGCGATCGAGGCGGTCGAGACCGACGGTGACGGCAGCACGCCGACCCTGTTCCTCGCCGAGCACACCCAGCGCCGCAAGCTGGCCTCGATGCTCCAGTCGCAGAAGCGCTACGACGGCCGCGAGACCACGCTGAAGGCAGGCTGGCGCGGGCTCGACGTCTGCGGCGGCACACTCGTGGTCGACCGCTACATCCCGACCACCGAGATGTACGTCCTCACGCCGAGCGAGCTCGCGTGGCACGTCGGGCTCGACTGGGACTGGGACGACGACGACGGCAAGGTGCTCTACAAGGCGCTGGACGGGTCGGACGCGGTCGAGGCGCGCTACAAGGCGTACGTCAACCTGAACACCTACACCCGCAACGCCCACGCGAAGGTCACGCTCGCCGCGCCGACCTTCTAGCGCAACCCCCTGAACGAGGGCCCGGGGTCGCGTACCCCGGGCCCTCTTTCGTCTACGGGGTACTCTGGACGAATGCGCACCCACGCCGATGTCGCCCTGCCCGCCTACGAGGCCACCGTGGTGGCCGATCAGCTTGTCGAGGGGCTCGGCACAGCTGGCTGGCGGGGCGACCCGCGCCTGGAGCTCCGCATCGGGATCCTGGCCGCCAACACCGGCGGCCTCGACCCCAAGCTCGGGCGCTGGGTCGACAAGGGCGAGGAGGTCGCCCGCCGCTACGAGGTGTGGCGCCACTGCGAGGACGGTGTCGACCGCCGCCTCGGCTCCTGGCTCCCCGACCAGCTCCACGAGATCATCCCCGACCTCGTGAAGATGGACCCGTCGAGCCCGGCGCATGTGAGCACTGAGGACCGCATCGATGCGCACAACCGCCGCAAGGAAGCCGAGCTGGCGATGCAGATGCAGG